TGGTCACTCTTTTCACGTTGTCCTGTATAGCGTTCAGAAAGATAAATATTGTCCTTTCTGTTCTAATCAGCGGTTGTGTTCCGAGGAATGTCAAACATGCTTGGAGAAGTCGTGTGCCTCCCATGAACGCATGAAGGCATCGTGGTCTCCTGAAAATGCTCTTACCGCGAGAGACGTCTTCCTCCAATCCAATAAAAAGATCCTCTTTGATTGCATCGTATGTCATCATCAACATACGACAACGCCGAATGGATATTGTACACGAACAGGATCATGTGTGTATTGTGCGAATCAACGCCTCTGTGAGAACGAAGAGTGCACCTCTTGCTTTGAAAAATCATTTGCCTCTCATCCCAAGGTGCTATGTTGGAATCCAACCAACCCCATGACGCCGCGTAGTGTCTTTCAAGGATCCAATCAAGAGGCTCGTTTTGATTGCGAGACATGTCATTCGTCATTTGATTCCAAACTATATAACGTTCTTACAGGCTATTGGTGCCCTTATTGTAAGAAGAAAACCGAGACGATTCTCAATGCCTTCCTAGAAGGAGAGTATCCCATTAAGAAACAGGCTCGGTTTGATTGGTGTCGCTTTTCGGAAACAGGAAACATCATGCCCTTTGATGTCATGAGAAAGGATCATCCGATTCTTATTGAACTCGATGGGAATCAACACTTTATCCAGATCTCTAACTGGGGAACCCCAGAGATTGTCCAGAAGAAAGACGTAGAAAAGATTCAATACAGTATCCAGAATGGTTATTCTATCATTCATCTCCCTCAAGAGGATGTGTGGCATGATCGGTATGATTGGAAAACCGCCCTTCGCGAGGTAATGGCATCATTGGAATCGGCGGATCCTCAATGCATCTTCCTCTGTTCGGATGCAACGGTGTATGAGGCACATCGTCAGCTTCTCGGTGAAAGTGTTCCATTGCGCATAGTGATTCAAGAACGTGTAGGCCCTGTAAAGGAGGGTCGCACGGTATTGGGTGACTCATCCAAGTCATCAAAATCTTCCAAAAAATAGAAAGTGAGTCAGGAGGGGGGTCATGGCATATTTTTAGTAAATACAATTTACGATACCCACCCCTGTTATTTCTCTCGCTTATTACATACGAGGGAAGCCGACGAGGTTGGCTCCAAGCCCAAAACCTGCTCCCTGTCGAGCTGTAACAGCAACGGACGGTGAAACAGCATCGAGCATCGCAAAAACGACGGCGGCGAGGACGGCGAGGGTAGCGACCTCATCCATCGGCAGAGCGCGCTTCGGGATAAAGATGGCCGCGGCGGCGATCACGAGACCCTCGATCAAATACTTGATAATACGGTTGATAATTTCAGCAAATCCGTAGCCCATCATCTTCTATATTCCATCCGTAGAAAAAAAGATGCGCGTGTCGGAGGAACCTATACGCACAACATACGCAAAGCAACGAGTTTAAAGCATCCCTCTCTTCCTCTTCTAGACATGAGCACACCCGACATCGTAGAAGACTTTTTGGAGGAGGACACTGAGATCCCTGGCCAGCGCTACGTGCTTCTGAGTTTCATCAGCCCGGAGAAAGTTCTGGAGAAGAAGGACATCTTCTTTTTTGAGTCCTTTCTGAAGACCTATGAAGTGGACTGGAAGTTGAAGAATCTGGAGGGCTTCCTGGTGGATACCGTAAAGCATATCAATGCGGAGTTGGATGAAAAGTCCAAAGAGTTGGAGAAGAAGGATCTGCAAGAGGCGGCTGAGATCTGCCGTAAGAACCGTATTCGCATTGATGATGTCATGAGCCAGTATGCCACCTATGTTCAGAAGAATCAGGAGAAGGTGACCTCTTCTACACTGGTCACGGCGTATGATGACTTCATGTTTGCAAAGAAGACCGCGTTGGAAGAGGAGTTCTATGCGAAGAATGAGTTCCGCACGAGTGTTCGCGGTGTGAAGATCCGCGGTGTATTTGCGACCCAAAAGGAGGCAGAGATCAAGGCAAAGAAACTTCAGGGCAAGGACAAGTATCACAATATCTTTATGGGTGATGTCGGTAAGTGGACGCCGTGGGACCCGTCTCCGCATGAGGTGAAGGACCAGGAGTATAACAATGATCAACTCAATACGCTGATGAAGAAATACAAGGAGAACGAGGATTCGCGTGAGAAGGCATTTGAGGAGCGTAGCAAGGGCTCCAAGCAGGTCTTTGGATCCTCTATGAAGGCCTCGGAGGACGGCATGTTCAGCGGTTCAGATCTGGCCCTTCAGCGAAAGATGGAGAAGCCGGTGGTGACCATTGAGCGTGTGGATGATTCGAAGGAGGAAGAGCCTAAGAATGTTACGATTACGCCGTAATCCCATGCAACATGCAAATGATAAACGGATGAGATACCAAATACTTTTTTATGAAAAAAAGCGTTTCCTATCTTATGACATACAGACGAGTTACGCAAAATATCCATCGGATGGAACATTGCCGCCCACATAGTTCGGGACGCAGGATTGGGAGTGACTGTCACAGAAACTTCCTTCAGGGCAGACCTTGCGGCAAAACGGGTCGGCGCGTCCCGTAGCCAGACTGCTGCCGCGTGCTGCGGCAGGGACATCAATAAAGGCTTGATTATGGTCTACAAACGCACTCTCTTGGTGTGGCTCCTGAGCCTGCTCTTGTGCCTTCTGTTCCTCTACCATGTCCTCAAAGCCAGATACAATATACTGCACTTCCACCTGTCCGATGTAACGAATCAGAGCTGGCAAAAATGCCACAATAAGAGCAAGGAGCACAAGCATTGCAATGATGCCCATCGGTTTTGTGTTCGCCATTCTAGCCGTAGGATAGGTTTTTTACTGTGCGTTGCAGTCCGTTACCATTTCTTCTGAACGTTGATGGCGGGTCCTCGGAGTTTCATATTGGCCCTCGGATCAAAATCATTCACCTGTTCCTCTTCCTTGATGCGAGCGAGCATCTCGGATTGACGCCACAATTCAGGCGCACCCATCTTGAATTCTCCGTGCACTTCCGCCTTATACCAAAAGATGGTGTCCTCCAGTTTATTGCTCTGCGTATTGTTATTAATGACCAAACATTCATAATTCTGTGTGCACTGGTCCATCATTTGACAGAAGAATTCAAAGGAAGGGAAGGCGGACCCGTAGTTTTGATAGAGACGCTGTCGGTTATTCATATAGGGCTCACGCAAAATGAAGACGTAATCTACGTTGGTGCGAAGAGCAGGCTGAATACCGAGGGGAAACTGCATGGTAATGATGAAGAAGACTTTGAGCCAACGACCATTCATAAACAGGTAGCGAATGTTCTTATCGTGAGTCCATGAATCATCATACATACAGTCATCTAGAATGAGAAACGCACGAGGGTCAATGGCGCCTTTGATTCCTTTCTCTTCGTTTTGTTGAATCTTCTGCATCACCAGTTTTTGTCGCTTGACAAAGTTGGCCAGAATGACCGCATTGTATTCTCCGTGAATGAACATGGGCGGGACGATCTTTTTAAAGAAGCCGTTTGACTCTTCCGTTCCTGAAATGACGCATCCCATGGGGAGATCTTGGTGATGGAACAATAAATCGCGAACGAGAGTGGACTTACCGGTACGGCGGCGACCAATGAAAACGGCAACCGCATCTTGTGGAATAGATTTCATCACAAACTTCCGGAGACTGACATTCACTCCTCCTTGTGCCGCCATCTTGATTTCTAGACTACACCCTGTTTTAAGGTGCGCCATAGAAACACATTCAGAAGTCTTTGACGGAAGGAGATGAAGGCGGTCCGCAAGACGCTTCTCCAACAGCCCTGCAGAATTCGTCCCGTGACAGAGAATGATCGCACGACCTTTTCCGACTATTCCCATCTTCAACGATACTTTCCTGCCATGGACTACTTTGCGGTGCCTGAAATGAATGCGAAGGATGCCGAACTCCCCAGTCAGTATTGGATTGAAGAATGGGAGAAAGAGGATCGCCCAAAATTCTGGAAGGCTCGTCGTCGATCGGCCACCAGTGAATCAGAAGTATGCGACGTCTTTACCAAAATCGTTCATCTGTTGAATCCGATTGACCTGATCAAAGAGAAATACGTATGCCCTGAACACCCTCTTCTTCCCCAAAGTGAAAAAGCATGGAAGCAGACTCTTCACGCCCTTCATCGGCATAACAATCAGGCCTATGTGGATGCAGTCGCGAATTTTGTGCTGAGTCGGTTTCGTGAAACGAATATGACACCGCACTGCGTGCTGTCTTATGGATCGATGACGGGGATCAGTAAAAGTTATCAATACAATATTACGCCTGAATACGACTCGTATCGTCAATGCCGATGGTTTTGGAAAGGAATGGAGTCCTATCACGCCTTTCTCACGGTGATGAAGGGAGATTGTTCGCACCCCGATCTGGAAGAGATTTGCCGTGAATTGGTAACTTGTCCATTTGAGGATGAAGAGATGATTACCATTGCTCCCTTGGATGGAGTGGAAGACACGACCGATGCGGAGTCCGTTCATTCGTTTACGTTTGATACGATTGAGGAAGATACGGACAATGCAGACACGATTTATGAACTTCATCAAAAGGTGACGGGACTAACCATTGGCCCCCGCTCCTCTTCATCCACTCCTTCTTCTCATTCGGCTCATTCGGTTCGGTCTTCTGAGTCTTCTCGTTCCGAGTCTTCTCACTCTTCGGATTCTGATTCAGGGTCAGATTCGGATTCATCGGAGGAAGTGGATTTGGACATTTGTCTGACCATTCCCAATATGCCTGTTATCTTTATTAATCAAGAGGCGCAAGAGGGTGTCATGGATGATCTCTTAGACGATCCGTTAGAGCGTGGATCGCCCGAATGGGAAACACGGTGGTCGGCCTGGTTGTTCCAAGTAGTCGCGGTATTGACCTTTTTACAGAAGGCGATCTGCTTTACCCATAATGATCTTCACTCTAATAATATCGTATGGAGACGAACCGATCAGCCGTTTCTGTATTACAAGGAGCGCGATGGGACGGTGTGGAAAGTGCCGACCTTTGGAAAGATCTTTAGCATCATTGATTTTGGCCGTTCTATTTTCCGTCTTGGACGCCGTCTATGGGTCTCGGATGATCATTGGCCCGATCAGGATGCAGGGGATCAATACAATTTTGGACCCTTTTTTGATCACAAGAAGGCGAAGCACCCGCCGAACCCCTCGTTTGATTTGTGCCGACTGGCGGTGAGTTTGATGGATGGCATGTTTGATGAGATCCCTCCGAAAAAGAAGGGAAAGGGGGTGTCTGTGATGAGCCAAGAGGGGTCGTGGAAGGTCTATGAAACCAAGTCGCCTCTCTACAATCTTCTTTGGAGTTGGATGGTGGATGATAAGGGTCGCACCATTTATGAGGATGAAGAGGGAAATGAGAAATACGAGGGATTTGATCTCTATATTCGGATTGCGCAGGATGTTCATGGGGCCATTCCAAAGGAACAACTTCGTCGCCCGATCTTTCAGTCCTTTATCACACGTGACCCAGTGGATGCGGAGACGATGGTGTATGCACTTGGCATCTAAATGGGGACACACGGTCGCCTTCGGCTCGGTGTCCCCATACCCCTTTCTCACGAGAAGTATGCGCATCCCCCAC